TCAACGCCAGCCAGCTTCGATTTCTCTGCTGTCGTGTAGTTGTTGTCGGTGTGAACATATGTTGCGTCAGACACGATGTTTGCGTCATACGCCTGCACGGTCACGCCAATGTCGGAGACCTGCACGATGTCTGAGGCCAAGAGGCCAACAAAGACCGTCGCATCGCCGCCGAGGGAAATAGCAGCGCCACCATTGCTTGACTCGCTGACAGTTCGCGTCAGGGTCGAGCCAGTTGCCGTATATGTGCCTGTGCCGATTTCCCAGCCAGTGCCGTCCTCGATGACGTATCGCACGACGTCGCCATTGGCTACGCCAGCGGAAGCAAACGTCTGATAGCCGTCAACGGCAGAACCGAGCGTGATTGCACCCGCCCCAGTCGTCGGGGTGTTGACCTTTGCACGATTAACTAAAGTGACCATAGGCCAACACCTCTTTTATTTAAACTGGATCAGGAATGCCGATTGCAACAGCGGACAGCGTGAACGTGTTGCCGTCCGTAACAGCCTGAGACGCTGTGAGAGTAGATGTCGCAAGCAAGCGGCTGTTCGCAGTGTCAACAATTGCGTAGTGCGTTGCAGTGCCTGTGCCTGTGATTGCGCCGTCGCTGATAGCAGCAACAACAACTTCACGCCCGCCGCCAGTGCGATCCTGCGGTGCGCCGATTGACAAGCTGGACGAGTTGCCGAGCGTGTATGTGGTGATCGCCTCGGCGTAGCTTGTAGCCTCTTGCGACGTGACGTGGATTTGGTCTGCTTCTAAATCGAGGACAGACAGCCCTTGATCAAAAACGCGGTTGTTCAAAGTAGCCATCTTGGCCTCCATTGCTTATGTTGTGCCGCACTTTAACACATCGCGGCGGGGAATCAAACTGGCTGTGCAGGCCATGCTACGTTGCTAGGGAAGCCATCTTGCTGCGTGATGTCCCGCAAGGACTGACGGTAAGCCGCCCAAGTTGATTGGTCTACAGGCGCATCGGCAACCTGCGTCCAGTCTGATGCAGCTAAAAGTGAGTTGCGCTCTTGTCTGACGGAAAGTTCAGAGTCAACGACGAGGATGCAATCAACTACAACCGCAGCAGCAGTGCCATCAATAACCTCCCCAAGCCTGTGCTGGTTTTCATCAGCCAGACCGACCCAGCGACCCAGTTCCTCACCTTTAGAGTCGAGCATTGTGTAATAGTTTTTCATGTTGCCAGCCCCTTATAGCTTTTTGAAGAATATGATGCCAAGTCCGCCATCGCCTGAAGTTGGAATGGCCCCACGCGCCCGTGCGCCGCCACCACCGCCAGCAGGGCCACCGTCCCCTGATTCGGCGGGGGCGGAGATGGAGTCGTCAGTCGCAACGCTGCCGCCGCCCCCCGCAAGAAGACCGCCATTCCCTCCGCGAGCAATTCCACCAGCGCCAGCGTAATAACCGCCGCCAGCCAAGAAACCAGAACCATCTCGGCGGATATTACTATCACCCCAATTGAACTCCCCACTTGGCCCACTAAAGTATCCAGCGGAAGAACTGAATAAACGACCAGAACTGTTGTAAGCAATTGATAATCCGTTGCTGTCTTCTGGTGTTGCTGGAGACGAAGCCCCTAAATTAGCACCCGTGTCGCCCCCTTGCCCAAATGGCCCACCGCCAGCCGTGGCAGCACCACCCCCAGTCGAATTTCCACCCCGACATGAGGCTGAACCCAATGAGAATGCGGCAAGGCCACCTCCGCCAGACGCTCCGCCCCCGCCAGTGGTAGCCCCACCAGCGCCACCAGCGATCCCTGAAAACTCACTAATGCGGCTGTCTGAGGGAGATGAAGGTGCCGCAGCGCCAGCGGTAGCTGCTGTAGTGCTGGCGATTGCCCCAAGACCTCCCGCGCAGGTTACCTTTACGACGCCACCCAGCGAGAATGTAGAGGCCCCGCCGTTGTTACCATCCCTCACCCTGTTTGTATTAGTTGGAGCAACGCCAGCACCACCGCTTCCAGCGGTGAAAAGAATTGCATCTGTCCCGTTCCAGTTCAAAGTAAAATAAGCGCCAGCCCCAGATGATCCACCTTTGGCGTAAGCCGTATCGGCCCATTCAGTGTATTGGGCTGTTCCAGAGCCGCCAGCGCCAGCCATAAAGATGCGGTAAAGCCCTGCCCCGCCAAGTTGGTTGAATTTGCTGTTTAGCGTAATGCTTCCAGCATAAGACGACCAGCCACCGCTGTATGGGCTTTTCGCGAATGTGCTAGTGTTTACGATGCTGCCACGCACGGCTATATCGTAAAACTCAGCGGAACCAGCTTTGTTAATCCGCCAGCCAGTGGTGTTGGCAACATAGTTCGTCGATTGTAGTGTGTTTGCAATCTTGGCGCTATCGACGGCCAAGTTGCTGATCTTGGCGTTTGTCACGACAGCATCATTGATCTGCGCTGAGGATGTGATAATACCGCTTGCGGCAATTAATCCGCCAGTAATGGTATTTGCGACGATCTTGTCGCCAGTGATCGTGCCTGCCAAAATTTTTGGGGCAGTGACCGCATCAATGCCGATCTTAACCCCAGTGATGCTGCCGTCGGCCACGTCGGCAATGACCAAAACCCATGCTGAACCAGTCCATTGATACAGCTTGCCATCGGTGCGGTTGAATGCCTTCTCGCCCGTAAAAGCCCCTGAAGCTGGGAGAGATGTCACGTCGCGGATGGCATACAGCCCTTGATCCGTAAACAAGGAGTAAATGCCGTCTGCAAAGTCTGCATCGTCTACAAATGTTGTCGTGCCAGATACGCCACTTGTGAAAGCTGATTTGTTGCCGCTGTAATCGACGGATTTGAGAAAATACCATTTGGTTTGGCTGATGCCGAGATTGGTCCTGACGAACTCATCGCCCGCAGAAACGCCCACCTTCGTCGCGCCAGTTGTTGTGTTTGATGCGTTCTCCCAAACCTCAACGTAATTGAAGTCGGCGTTGGCTGGCCGTGTCCATCTGATTGTGATGTATTCAAAGCCGCCAGCAGCAGTGATGGATGTCGGCAAAGATGGTGCTGTCACATCGCCACCAGCCGTAAATGAGACGCTGGCTAATGGCCCACTATTCCCGACAGTTGTAACTGCGCGAACGCGGAAAGTGTATCCGACAGCATCAATGATCGGCGAGATTTCAATGCTGTTTTGTGTTGTCGTCGTGCTTGAATAGTTGCTGTCCGCAGTCGGCTTCCACTCAATCTCATAATGAGAGATGAAAGCGTTTGTGACAGTAGTCCAAGATAGAATTGTGGAGGCGATGAAAGTGCCGTCTTTCTGTGTCCTGCCGCCGCCAGACGCCGTCAATCCATTGATGGTCAATCCTGCGGTGAAGGATGGCAAGTTTGTGTTGTTGTGAATGATAGCGGATTCTTCAGCATTCCATGCAAACGCAGCTTCGCTAGTTTCGCGCAATGTCAGATTGACGCGAAGATCGCCGCCCTCACCGCTAGTCTCAAAACGCCAACCAACGACTTCGAACTCCTTTGCCGTCCAGCCGTAACGCGTATTCGTAAACGCAACAATATCGCCGACTTGAACGCTAAACGCTTCTAGCCCGAAGTCAGCCGAGAATGTCATCTGTTCGCGAGCGCGGAATAGCGTCATCTTCGCAAGCCGTTGCGCCGCACTCTCGCTTGTTGTCAGCGGAAGCTGCAAATCAAGCGTGTTCTCGATGCCGTTATCTTCAGCCCTGAACGCAGCGCTCTCGATAGGCGGGAAATCAACTGTGATGTAATCGACTTCCTTATCAGCGAATGTGCCGACAACGCGGTTGAAATTGTCGCGAGCGCCGACCCGCGTGTCCAGACTGATCGCGCCGCGCAGGTCGTCGAGTGTAAATGTTTTGACAGGTGCAGAATAATAGCCAACGTGCAGTTGCCACTTACCCTGACCCCAGAACAATGTGCCGCCGCATGCAGTCGTCATGCGCGACACGATCTCACGCGGCGACATGTCTGAACTCACAACGCCGTTGATCTGGTATCGTGGCTCTGATCCTGCTGTCGCAAGCG